AATATTATAATCCAAAATCTAAATATATAGAATATTTAGTTAATAATTTTGATAATGAAAATACCGAAAATAATAATAATAAAATGATTGCATATATTAATAATAATAACAATTTAAAATTTTTTAAATTGCTATAATTATTTATTGTGGACAATTGGTATATTTTGGATTTGTGGAAATATTTGAATCAGAAGGAGAATTATTTGAATTAGCAGATAAATTGTTTGAATTAGAAGATGAATTGTTTAAAGATTAATTTATATTACATACACTTTTAAATATAATATTTATAAAATTTATTAATGTATTATCTTGTTCTTGTTTATCTTGTTCTTGTTTTTGTTTACCTTCTAATATTAATTTTTGAAAAGCTTTTATTATTTTATCATCTGCGTTCTTATTTTTAATTAAATCTTTTATTTTTTTATTTATTTCTTCTTTTTTTATTTTTTTATTATTGTTTTGTAATATATTTATTATATCATTATAATAATATCTTATACATATTTTTATAATTTTTAAATCTGTTGAATCTTGTTCTAATTTTTTTTCTAGGTCAATTTTTTTAATCGTTGAAATTATTTGTTTTTTAATTTCTTCTAATTTAATTACTATACTTTCTTCTTTTAATTTAATATTTTCATTTATATTCCAATCTTTATCATAAAAAATATCATTTAATTCTTTTAAAACTTGTAAATATTTTTTTGCTGAATATTCATCTTGTAATATTAAATGATATATAAATAAGATTCTGATTCTTTTTAATAAAATATAATCAAGTTTATTAAAATAAGTTATTTTATATAAATCATTATTATTTATAATCGGTTGAATTTGACGACTATTTAACATAACAGAGTACATATTAGGTCCTTTTGATGTATCTTTATCTAAAGTTAACTGTTTTAATATACCTTCATCTAAATGTAATGTTTTATGTTTTTCTATAAAATAATCTTTATAATTAATATTAGTATCATTTATTTCGTTTTCTAATATATAATTTATATTTAAATTTAAGTATTTTTTACTAAGTTGAAATATAAACTCATTATATTTACATTTAATTTGATTAATTTCTTTATCTTTTTCTTGATGTCTTTCACTTTCAGAATCAAATATTGTTAATGTTATAGTAATTACAGAAGTTAATGCTGCAATTATAAATAATGATGCTATTCTTTGCCCAGGTGTTGCATTATCTTGATATGATCCATCAATTGGAGTTGGATATGCATATATAAATCCAATTATAATAAATAATATTAATAAAATTATTGCAATTTTCAACCCATTTCTTTTAATACCTCTAGTTAATAAATTAAAACCTTTTTTTGTATTTTTCCAAAAAATTATATTTGGTTTTTGTGATTGTATATTATTAATCTCATTATATATTTCTTTATTTATATTGTTATTATTCATTATAATAATATTATTTTATTTTTATATTTTATTATATAAAATAAAATAAAATAATATTATTATAATGTTATTATTCAGTTGTTGGTTTTAATGCTGGATTAATTTGATTATTTTTTGTTTTACTTAATAATTTAGAAACTATTGCTGAATTTTGTAATAATTTATTTTTATCATCTAATAATTTATTTATTTCTATATTTTTATCTTCTAATATTTTATTTTTATCTTCTAATATTTTATTTTTATCTTCATATTCTTTTTTACTTTTTTCTAATTGAGACATTTGATCTATTAGTGCTTTATTAGAAGAATTATCACTAATATAATAATCAAATAAACGTAATGATATAAATATTGCAATTATATGCATAAACATTGTCCAATATTTTGCAGCTGTTGATTTTGGAGTAATATCTCCATAACCAACTGTAGACATTGTTGTAAATGTATAATGACAAGCATCTGTAAATGGATCAGATATAAATTTTAATTTTTTATCATCTGTTTCAATAGTAGTTCTATTAAATGAATTTTTAATTGTTTCATTAGGATCCATTACTGAAAACCATACTGTATTGATTATTATTAAAAATAAACAAACAATAATAACAAATACTGCTAAATTTTTTTGAATTAGTAAATTAAATTTATTAAGATATTTCATTATTTTTATTTTCTATAATATATATAATAAATTAATATTATGAAAAAAATTAGTAAATCAAATGCTGAAAAATTAGCAAAAAAATATAAATTAAATTTAGATATTATTCCATTTGATGAATGGAAATTTGGATTAGAAGTTGAATTAGAACATGGGAAAAAAATTAGTAAAATAACTAATATTACTCATGATAATTTAGATATGACTGCTAAAATAGCTATTGCACATTTAATAGAGGATCCTAGATATTATAAATATTTAAAACAAATGGAATTAAAAAGAGAAACTTATTGGGAAAAAAGAAAAAAGCCTACTATATTTTTAGATTAATATTTATAATATATCAATATTAAAACCTCTATTTCTATATTTAATAATTCTATTTTTAACTTTTTCTGTAATTCTATTATTCTCAATATAATCAATTTTATATAATAATTTGGTTAAATTATATACATAAAAATTATATCCATCATAATAATTTTTTACTATATCTAAATCAAAACAATTACAAATAACTTGTGTATTAGATTTACAATATATTAAATCAATTTTAATTGAATTATTATTATTATTAAAAAATGTATCAACATATATAATTAAGTTTTTACTATTTAAAAAATCTAGATAATTATATGCTATATTATTGATAGATTGGTCATTTAATGTATATTTAGATCTAACTAAAAATTTAAGTAATCTAATATAATCAAATTCATTATCTACATAAATATCAATATCATTATTTGAATAATCTTCATTTAATATTGTTGATAATATAAATGATCCTGATATAATAGTATTTTTATTTAGATAAGTCATAAATTCTAAAAGTTGTGGAATTGTAAAAAATTTTTTTAATTTATCAACAAAACTATTATTTTTAAGTTTTATTTTTTGAAATAAATTTAATTCCTTTGTAGAATTTATAATAATATTTGAAGATTTATCATTTCTACATATTGGACATTTATAATTATTATTTATATAATTATTAATACAATTTTTATGAAACATATGTTCACATGATAATGTTTTTTTAGTATTAAAATTAGTAATTTCTTCTAAACAAATTGAACAAGTTAAATCCATAATTGTTATTTTTATTTTAATATTTTATTATTCAATTTTAAAAAAATATTTTATTAATTATAAGACTATTAAAAATATGTTTTCAGATTATATAATATTAATAATCGTGTTTATATTTATTTTAATTATTTTATGTAAAGCTTATTTAATTCATAATATGTATTTATTTAAAGATGGATCAAATGATTGTGATAAAATATTTGATAATTTATATTTAGGTAATATAGATTCTGCTAGAAATTTAGATTTAATAAAAAATAATGATATTAAATATATATTTAATATTTCTAATGGTATACCTAATTATTTTGAATATAATAAAGATATAAAGTATTTTAATTTATTTGTAGCTGATAGTTTATTAGAACACGATATTAATTTAATGTATGAAAATTTGCCAAAATTAGTATTATATTTAGATAACTGTTTAGATTTAAATGATGGTAATGTATTAGTACATTGTCATGCAGGAAGACAAAGAAGTGCTATTTTAATAGCTGCTTATTTAGTATATAAATATAAAATGACACCAGAAGAAGCTTATAATTATATATTAGATAAAAGACCTGAAGCTTTTCATTATGGAAGATTCTATAATTTTGATAAAGCCTTAGTTCAATATTATGATGATTTATATCCTTAATTATTATTTTCGTTTTAAGAAATTTAATATATTAATTATTAATAAAGATGTAGTTATTGATCTATCATATGTTAAAATTATATTTTTATCATATTTAGAATTATAATTATTTATTTTTTCTGTTAATTTAGTATCTAATTCTTTTATAAATTTTAATAAAGAATTCATTTTAATTATATTATATAAAAAAATAAAATTTATTAAAATTTATGAATTATTTATATCATATATATTTTTTTCAATTATATTTTTAATGTAAAAATAACTTGATTTACAATCTAAAGAGCAAAAATTCTCTTTAAAATTTTTTAATTTAAGAAAATATAAATTTTCACAATGTTGGCAAATACCTTGATGATTTTTAGCAGCTTCACACAAAATTTTTGGCATTGTTATTAAATTATTATTATGTAAATTCAATTATTTTTTTAATTAAAATTATTAAAAAAAAACATAAATTTAATTATATTTCATATTACCATGTTGCATTATTTGTTAAATTAAAAAATCCTGTAAAACACTTCATATCATTATCAATTTCTGATAATGGTAAATTATATAAATCATCACTATCTTGTATATAATCATTATATATATCTGCAAAAATTTTTTTTTGATATGTAATTTCTAATTGATATTGATCCCAAGTTTTATTATTATTAGTTAATGAACTATAATAACTATAATTTATCCAAACATTTGGAATTTCTCTAAAATGGATAATGCATGTTGTATTCTCCATCATTTGAAAATGATAACAACCTAAACATGGAACTCCTTCATAATTAATACAAACTTTTTGGGCTCCATTTGTAAGTTGAATAAGAATATTTTTTTTTAAAAAATATTGTTTTAATTGTTTTAATACTTGACTAGTAAATATTTGTTTATAGTGTGATGATTCATTAATAAATGAATAAATTTGCCAGATAATATCCTTATTTAAATTCATAATTTATTAATATTACATAATAAAAAAAATGAATTCAATTATTTTTTTTTATTAAAAATATTAAAAAAAAATAAATATATAATATTTTAAAATATACATTTTTTTTTATTCAAATTTTTGATATGTATTTTCTTTTGGAAACATTTTAACTCCAATATTACATGATTCGATTTCATCAAAGAATTGTTTACATGACCAAGTTGTTTTAATTTTTACAATATCTGAGTTATCATGACAATAACTACATTTATAAATATTGTATTTTTCATTAACAACTGCTTTTTTATTACAATTTTTACATACATAGATATAATATTTATCACTATGATCAATAAACTTTTCTTGTAAAAATTTAATACTACTAATAGCCATCACATCTTTCTCCATTTCTCCAAGTCTGAGTCCACCTCGAGCTGATTTGCCGTCAAGTGGTTGATGAGTTATAGCATCAGTAGGACATGTTTTATGACTATATACTGTATCAACAGTAAATTTTTGTAATCTTTGATAATAAATAGGACCAATAAATATTTCAGCATCAATATAATTACCAGTAATACCATTATATAATCTTTCAGTGCCAGATCTATTATAACCTAATTTTTCAAGATCATCAGCAATATCATCAATATTAATTTTTTTAAATATAGTGCCATCTTTAATTGTACCATTAATTGCACTAATTTTTGAAGCCATTCCTTCAAAAATCACACCCATTGTCATACGAGATGGTAAACTATGAGGATTAAATATAATATCTGGTTTAATTCCATTTTTTGTAAAAGGCATATCTGAATCTCTATAAGTAATACCACAGACTCCTTTTTGACCACTTCTAGAAGAGAATTTATCACCAATAGCAACTTTTCTAACACTTCTAAAAATAATTTTACAGAATAAATTATCTTCTTCATTTCTTCCTTTAATGACATCCCATACATAAGCAGGTTCTTCATATTTATAAACAAGAGATTTATCATAATATTTATAATTATCATATTGCTCATTTTTATTTAATTTTCCAATTTTTCCAATAATTACATCTCCATTTTCAATATATGTTCCGATAGGTACATATCCATTAACTAATTTATCATAATTAGAATATGCTTTGATATCAGCTGTAATTGCAGGATCAGGATTAGTAAATTCTTCATTTTTTTCCAATTCTGTTTTTTCAAAGGTAAAATGATGAGTAGTAAATAATCCTCTATCAATAGCTCCTTGATTTAAAATTAAAGAATCTTCTTGATTATAACCTCCATAAATCATAACTGCTACAATAGAATTCATACCAATAGGGGCATAATATTTATTAGCAATTGTTTTGATCAATGGTTTTTGATTATATACTTGTAAATGCATTTCCTTATATGATTTATATGGAAAATTTAAACATGGAATACCACAAGTTTGCTTTACCTGATTAGTTTGAAAAACTACACGTGCAGCTTGATTA